TGAACCGAGAGGGATTATTCCATTTTCAAATACGCTACTGTGATGGACTTCAAATTCAAATCGCCAACAATAGCGTGGTTTGTTGTCGGTATACTCATACAAAAATCCAAACTTTGACAATAGACTATCATTTATTTCTAATTTTATTGGGATTTTGATTATTTCTGGCTGTGATCGTAATGAAATGACTTGAAGTATTGTGTCAAAGTTACACTGTGTGTTACGTTTTTGCACCCACCCTTCAACATCATCTTCATTTGGGCGCGATCTATTTAGGACGCCAGTATAAGTAACATCAAAAAGGGTGTGACAGGAAATACGATGTGACATGTAAGTATTTAGGTCAAAAAAAAGACCCGAGAATATCTTCTCGGGTCTCTTGTTTTGTTATTTAAAGATCAGAATTAAACGTCTGAACCTGAAACAAAAGTTGCACCAGTTGCAACAGTTGAACCTGCTGGCCATGAAGCGCCATTAGTAGTGCTCAAGAGTGAAGTCTGGAGAGTAGAAGCAGTCCATGCACCTGCTGGGTAAATGCCCCAAGCAACAGTGTTGTTGGTTGCGTTACCATACTGATAAAGCATGACAGTTGCAAGTTGTTCAATAGTCTGGAAACTTGCTGCTACCTGAGTAGTAGTCAATGAACCATTAGAAGTTGCAGTGAAGAAGTCCAGTTTTGGACCCTGTGGCTGAACAGCAACGTTAGGAGTTACTGCATTAAGACCTGCATTAGTGTATGCTGGTGAGTCCAAGTGAAATACTGGAAGAAAGTCACCATTAACTTTAGTAAACTGTGCCATAAAATTATTCCTTTAAATGTGTGAGCATGTGCCCATGATTTTATTTATCACTTTACACAAAAAAAGCGTCTTTAGGTCATCTTCCTTGAAGATTTTGTTTGGAGAACCCAAGACGATCAATAAATTTTACACCCTGAGACACAAATCCTTCTTGTGATTGTTTTCCATTGGCAAGGTAGCCGCGAACAGGACTAGTTTCTGCTGCTACATTCAGTTGATTGACAATATCCATCTTGAGATTATATAATGCTGCCCAAATCTTAAATGCGCCTATTACGCCTTGCTTATGGTTATTCAGGTGTTCTGCTATTTTGATTTTCATTTTGTCCGACATGGGTCTTGCTTCTACAAAATTCATGAAATCTCTTGCTAAATTAGTAAGGCTACCCGATACAATTTTCTTATTGACAAAAACAGTAAACAGTTGATTAAATGTTTTGCGAGCCTGTGGAGCATTAGTCATGAGTTCACGAACAGAATTTCCATGATCAGACAATGCCTGTTCTGCTGCTCTTTTCAATGTCGTATTAATTCTCAATTTTGGAACAATTGGCATTTTACTCGGAACAATCGCAACGTTAGATGCATTTTGCAAATTGCCGATTGATCCGTCCAATGATACTGCCTGATCCGTTGATACTGCATCAGCCGGAATAAATTGATGAACAGCAATCGCTGCGTCTTTGTCAGACAGTAATTTACCTACATCACTTTTTACATCAACCGCGTATTCAATGCCATTTGGATTTGCTTTGAATTTGTATACGTCAGCATGATTAACTAATGGATGACTAAACAATAAATCTCCCCAATAATATCCATTACCTGCGCGATCATCCTTTTCAAGACCGGGCCATATATTAGAAATTATATTATGCAAATCACTGCGATCTACGCCACGATTTAAATCATATTGCGCAAATTCTTGAGGACTGAATACTTGGCGACCAGTTCCATCTTTTTTGTTAAACATATGCTTGTCCATAATGGAAAATTTACCATCTGAACCGCGTCCAAATATAAGTGCAGGATATCCATCCCATTTAATGGTTATTGATTGAGGATTCTCAACAGTTGCAACAATAGAATCTATGGCCTGTCGTGCCCCCTGTTCATCACCAAGAAACACTAAGTCCTCAGGATGTTCAAGATGCCCCTTTCCTTCAACAATCACATTATTGATTGTTTCCATTTTGGTGATAATATCACGAATATCGGTCATTATGGTAGCGATCTTTTCAGCTTGTCGTATTCATATGGATTTTTGTTTTTTAGTGAAAGTAAATTAGCCTTAATTTGATCAGTTGTCAAGTCCTGAGTTGGAATATCCTGAGTTGGAATATTTGTTGGTTGTCCACGATTTACAGTAGGGGCTGATGCACTAGCGATTGCATAAGTTATGTTTGCTAATTGTGATAAAGCCTGTTTACCTCCATCAGAATTATAAGTAGCTTGTAGCTGCTGCAATACCTTATCTATTTGAGGCTCATGTTCTTTCCAGTTGAGTCTGCCCATATAATCACTATACCATTTTTTCATATACTGATATATACCCATAGGCTGACTGGCCTCTACGATACTTTCAAAAACTACATTAAGTTTGTGGTATGAATTTTCTGATAGTCCTGCCGCCTTCATTGCAAGTTTGTCTGCTGCTGTTCTCTGAAATCCAAGCTTTGCTGCTGCCGCTTTTCCCGCTGCCTGAACATTTTGTGCGTTGGAAATGCTCTGTCTATGCTGCTGTGCTGCTGCTACAGTCTGTTGTGCAAATGTTGGTGCCGCTTGTTTTGGAGCCTGCGGCGCGGTGGCTGATTTTGGAGCCTGCGGCGCAGCGGCTGATTTTGCTTGATATCCTAATCCACCAGAAGTGATTCCTCCGGTTGCAGGCGCTATCATAGCTGGGTTAACCGTAGTAGTAACATTATTTGATTTAATAGTAGGAGCAGATAATGGGTTGGGGTGTGCCGGTTGTGGATTAGCCCTACCAACATTAGATGGAGTTGAACTGCCATAGAAATTATCCGGTTTTTTCGTCATTTTTCTGTTGACTGGGGTGTTAGGTTTAGATGCATTTGGCTTTATATTGTTAGTTGGTGGTGCTGGTGGAGTGTTGTTTATTTGAGTAATACTTTTATCCACTATACCACCCTGAATTGCACTATTCAATGCCGTCATGGCCTTGGTATAGAAACTGTTAGTGAAGATTTTTTGTGTCTGAGCAGGGTTTTCCACTGTTTTGCGATTAAAAAACAAATTCTTCAAGCCCTGTGGGACATCATACGATCCCAACAAATTGTCAGCCATTCCTTCGTCTATTTGCTTCTGTGTGTTAAATTCATTTATCTTCATGCTTCTTCCTTATAGACTTAGAAAATCTTGTCTGGTCTTTGCCTCTAATTGAACTAAGCAATTTTTTTTCAAGCAACTCTGCCTTTTCCGGAGAATAATTTTTTTGCATCAACTCAATCAGATTGATTGCGCTGGCAATAATATTAGAAGCACGGGATTCAATGATATGGTTAATATCACGAGTTTCCCCATACGATTGTAATTCTTCAAGAAGGCTTTTTGTTTTTTTCTGCATAATTGTAAAGACCCCGTAATTGTATTTAGTCTAAAGGTTAGGATTTCTTAAGTGAATTGAGCATAGCCTTCAGTTTTGAACCTTGTGCATCGCCAATAACTCTACTACCAGATTCCTCAATCTGATTTTGAACTATTTGATTAGTGGAGCCTATTTGACTTGTTGTTTTAATTTGTTTCATAATCTGACTTGCATTCTGCTGTGGCTTATCATCTGTATCGGGGTCTTCATCTGTTATTCTCATAGTTTCAATGTTATATTCTAAGTCAATCTTTTGACCTACACCAGTAGAACTACGAGACTTCATACACTGAATTTGATATTTGCCACGTTCACGCATGCTTCTGCTTGTGAAAATACCAAACACATAGTCTGCTGTATTGATCTTAGAGATACCACCAGCGATGTGGCTATGGTCAAATTCAATTTCTTCAACGGCACTACGGTTTAACTGTGACGCAGTTACCATTAGAATGCCCAACTCTTTTGCAAGATTACGCAGTTCTTCTGATACATATTTGTCTTTGATAAACTGATCATTTGGATTGACTTTTACAGATACGGGCATAACCAAGTCAAGATAATCAATCATCACAAAGTCAACTTTAATTCCCGTCTGAATTTGAACTTCTTTCAAATAAGAACGAATATCATTGACATTACTTTGTGCTGGCAATCCCTTAACGCGGTATTGTCCAGACTTTTTGGATACCATTTTCACCTTGAGTTCCGCAGTATCCATGTCCTTGCGAATTTCTTTAGTGCTCATGCTTGTAAGCATTGCATCGGTGCGGAGGGAAGTTAGTTCTTCCGAAAGTTCAAGAGTTATGTATACGCCGCTAAGACCCATGCTGAGCCAGTTTAATGCCATGTTCATCATGACAAGTGACTTACCTGATCCAGAACCGCCCGCAAAAATATTTAATTCTCCGCGAGACATTCCTCCATACATGACACGATCAAGTTGTGGCCACCCAGTGCTTACTTGTCCACCTGCATTAAAATATTTGTTAAGGCGTCCTTTAGGGTCAGCAAAATAATCTGTGCCCATATCTTTCTGTAGTGATATTTGGACCGCATCTTTAACCAATTTTTCTACTGGATTGAAATCTCCCTTTTCCAACAAATCTGCTGCCTTGAGAATGGCTCGTTCAAGTTCCTTGCGTTTGGTGAATGATTCAAATTCCTCAAGAAACCAATCATAGTGACCATCATCTAAACCGTCAATGGGGAGAATTTCTTTACCAGTAACGGCTTTTATTTGAATAGGATCGGGCATAACTGAATATTGCCCCGCATGGGTTACTATGAACTTAATCACAGGTCTAAGCGTTCTGCTAAAATTTTCGACATTTAAAATGTTTATAACTCTAGTATAAAGATTAGGATTCGTAATCATCATCCTAATGAACAATTCCTGTATCTCATCATTGAATTCTTGTATATGTGCTGTCATCTTTTTACTATACCATAATATATCTATAGCATCAACTATTTTGTTAATTATCATTGCACAATGAGGATAAAATCATTATATTATGATATGAAGATAAATAAAGGTGTGTAGTTCACGGGACTCCCAATCCCCAACTACTCTAACGCTTAAGAGGAGCAATCAGCATGACTATTTATTACGTATACGCATATCTGCGAAAATCCGACAACACACCATATTACATTGGTAAGGGCAGTGGTAACAGGGCATTTAGAAAACACCGTGGGTTAACTGTTCCAAAAGACAAGTCTAAAATAGTAATATTAAAGTCTGGTCTCACCGAACTGTGGGCATTAGCAATGGAACGTTGGTATATTCGTTGGTATGGTCGTAAGGACAACAACACCGGTATATTACGCAATAAAACGGATGGTGGCGATGGGGCTACGAATGTGTCTGACGAGACAAAAGCAAAAATTGGTAAAAATAGCAGCTTGGCATTATCTGGTAGAGTTAGACCTGACCTAAGCATTGCGTTAAAGGGTAACCAATGTGCAAAGGGTGCAGTAAGGACTGATGAACAGAAAGAGAATGCCCGAATCTGGAAGACCGGAAGATCAAATACTAAAATACAGAATGATCGCATAAGACAGACATTAACTGGCGTAAAACATACCGAAGAGCGTTCATTAAAAAAATCAGCATCCACAAAAGGAAGAAAGAGTCCTCTAAAAGGCGTTCCTCAAACAAAAGTAACGTGCCCGCATTGCAATAAAATTGGCGGGATGTCCAGAATGAAGGGTATACACTTTGATAAGTGTAAACTAAACCCTATCAATCTCGTTGTAGCTTAATAAGAATGATGGTTATTGACGGTCAGTGTTCTTGGGGCATCAGTGACCATCATTCTAAGAAACAAGGTCTGTATATCTAAATTAAATTCTGTTATCAATTCTTCTTCTCGCCATCTGAATCTTAATCTTACTGTTCGTTGCTGATTGCATTATACTTAGTA